ATGCGATTGATTCAGCGATGCCCATTGCGCTGCTCTTGTGTCATGGGGTGGATAGGTTCTGCCTCAGCTTTCCCGATGCAGCACTTCAGGCGGCATGGCAGGCACCGCCGTCACCAGGTACCAGGCGACTGGGAACAGTGCCAGGTGCCAGGCGGTCATGGCGCCCCCAGTGATTGGATCAAGTTCGGCGGCAGGTTGTAGGCGGTGGCGATTTGCACCATCCCAGTGGCAACCTCGGGCGATACCAGATGTGCCTGGCGCAGAATCAGCCACGCGCCGATAAACAGGCTGGGGTTTTGCTGCGATGCAGCCGCCAGCACCACGGCGCCAATGTCCGAAAGCGCTGTTGCAGCTCGCAGCAGCCGCTGCTGCCTAACACCCTCTGCCGTTGGCAGTTCGGACTCAATGATTTGCCGCGCCTGAATGCGAGCAGCGGAGAAAGTGGCAGACTGCAACAGTTCAGTTTGAAATCCCACCCAATCGGCGGCGGGTGGTGGCGGCTGGTGGAGCGCGTCGTACTGCTCAATCTCTGCCGCCGCGGCTTCACGCACGCTCCAAGCCTGCCGCCAGGCGCCATCAAACTCTTCAGCCTTCACAGGCAGCAGCCGCTGTGTCCTGGGGTCAATGTCGGGCGGGGCAACATCGGCCACCTGGAACACCCGGATCGGCGGGTCCAGGGTAGCGTAGGACGCCAGCTCGCCGGGGTGCGGATTGTCGCTGATGCTGAGGTGCGGCTCGTCCCGCTTGAACTGATCGACGGGGTAGGGCCACTGGGGGCCATCGGGGCGGAGGCGGAGGAGGGATGGCATAGCTAGAGTTTGTTATCGTATGCCGAAAGCACACGGGAGCTGGGTAGCGCTGTGGACAATGCGCCACCGTAGATCCGGGCAATACCAGTGTTGTACGGCACACAAAAAACGCGGCCATCAAATAGCAATACACATCCAAAGTAGGCAAAGTTTCCGGGATAAGTACCTGCTGGTGTTGTTAAGGTATCGGTTGCAGGGTTGTAAATACGGGCTGTAGTAGCGGAGTGAGGCACACAGAAAACGCGGCCATCAGGCAGTAATACGCCTCCAGCGTAAGCATCGGCGCCGGGATAAGTACCTGCTGGTGTTGTTAAGGTATCGGTTGCAGGGTTGTAAATACGGGCTGTAGCTGCATTAAAAGGTGTGCAGAAAACGCGGGCGTCAGGTAGCAGTACGCCTCCAACGTAAGCCCTTCCGCCCGGATAAGTACCTGCTGGTGTTGTTAAGGTATCGGTTGCAGGGTTGTAAATACGGGCAGCAGTAGCGGAGTGAGGCACACAGAAAACGCGGCCATCAGGCAGTAATACGCCTCCAAAGTAGGCATTGCCGCCCGGATAATCACCTGTTGGTGTTGTTAAGGTATCGGTTGCAGGGTTGTAAATACGGGCTGTAGTAGCGGAGTGAGGCACACAGAAAACGCGGCCATCAGGCAGTAATACGCCTCCAGCGTAAGCATCGGCGCCTGGATAAGTACCTGCTGGTGTTGTTAAGGTATCGGTTGCAGGGTTGTAAATACGGGCAGCAGTAGCGGAGTGAGGCACACAGAAAACGCGGCCATCAGGCAGTAATACGCCTCCAATGTAAGCCCTTCCGCCCGGATAAGTGCCTGTTGGTGTTGTTAGGGTATTTGTTTCAGGGTTGTAAATACGGGCTGTAGTAGCGGAGTAAGGCACACAGAAAGCGCGGCCATCAGGCAGTAATACACTTCCAATGGAAGTACCGGAATAGTCGAATGTTACTGCTGCCAGGGTGTCTGTTGGTGTGCCATAGTTGACAGCCCTAATTGACTCAAAATAGCTATACGGAGTTGGGGGGAACCAGTAGCCGTCAGCAGCTACTGTCAACCCACCCAGAAACGCTAGATCCCGCAGCCCCAGTGTCACGATTGCACCCCGTAAGCGGCGCGAACGTCGGCGTCCGTTGTGCCGGCGCGGCGACACTCAAACGTCAGCGTTGCCGCTTTGCTCGCGGCAATGTTGGATGGCTTTGGCCCCAGGAACGGCGTCGAACCGGGGAACGTCAACGTCCGCTGCGTGCTATCGCACAGCAAATCAACGGACACATTGCGCCCCTGTACGATATTGCTAAATGTAAACGTAAGCGGCCCTGTTAGCACGCTAACTACAAGAGTCTTGCCGTTATCGGCGGCGAAGTCAATGTTGATTGTTGCGCTGTATGCGATATTGACTGTTTCAATTGTGCGGGGTAGAAGGTTGGCAATGTTGCCGACAATCTTGTTAATTGCCTGCAGGATTGAATCCGTGGAGGCAACAGTGCCCGCCTCAGCGACAAAGCCCGTTATGGCCGATCCAATCGCTCGGGCAGCGGTAAAGAACAGGTTACCGCCTGACTCTCCGAGGTCCCCGGTTCCCAGGGTAACGGCGCCAGTCTGACCGTTGATCGAGCTGACTGGCGAAATGCCATTAGGAAGTTGAATCCAGTCAGAAAGAGTTGCGCCATTATTGGCAACAATTACCCATTTTGTACTGGAGTCAGTACGGATACACCAGTCGCCGCCTTGCCCGCGCAGCGCAAGCATTGCGGTCTGATTTGCCGCCTGCCCTAGATACTCAACGATGGCAACACTGGGGATCTGGCTGGTGGGCACCAGGCCGCCAACAAGATCGGCCTTGCTCGCCAACCCGGAAGACAGCGCCGCAGGCTGCACCGCCGTGCCAGCCAGAGCACCCTGCGCGGCCGAAGCGAAATCAGTCGTAGCCGACTGCGCCGCAGTGCCCAGCCCCAAGCTGGCGCGACCTACCGCAGCATTAAGGCCCGTGCTGGAGCCATCCCAGTACAGCCGCTCGCTATAAGCGGTGTCCCACAACCCTTGCCGAGTATTGGTCGGCAGTGAATAGCCCGTTGCATACGTCACCACCAGTGAGGCTGTGGTGTTCCCTCCAACCGAGAACCCTGTAGGCACCGACAGCGACGGATACCCACCGCCGCTGCTGCTGCTACCTGCTGCAACCAAGGCCCCGTCAACTATCGACAGATTGGTGCCCAGCAGCACCGTGGTGAGCTGTCCATTGGCCCCTACCAGCACCAGGCTGCCAGCAGCCGATGACATGCCTCCAAGCGTCAGCCCAGCAAACGTGGGCGAATTGGTGCTGCTCAGCCCCTGCGGCAGCCCCACCTGATCAGGCGTGGCCAGTTCGTAGGCGTAGGCCGTGCTGCCCGCCTTACGCACGTACTTCCCGGCATCGGCAGTGCCCGCAGGTAAACCGATCCCAGGCGGCCCGGTGCCGGTCGTGACGCGGATAACGGTTGGGCAGCTCATGCTGGATCCCTCCGCGCCGATCGAGGCGCCACAGTCACCGGCAAGTAAGCCAGGTGGTGGTCATCGGCTTGGTTATTCCCAGGAGCCACCATCAGCACGTTCAGGAACCATGTCTTGGTGGTTTTGAGGGTGTTGACAATCGCCTCAGGGACGATCACCTTCACGATTCCATTCAGCGCATCAACAATCGTGGTGACGTTATAGATGGTGCGTCCTTTCTCATCGCTCAGCACCGCATTTACATCCCATGACGGAAACGGCCACGGCTGCGTGCCATTGAACAGCTCGAACGTGACCTGAAAATCCAGGCCCTGTTCCAGCTTCAGGGTTTGCCCCTCCTCCCACGCCACAGATCACGCCTCGCTGTTTGAGCTTTCCGTCCATGCCTCGTTTTTCTCCGTCGCTGGGTCATCAGCCGCAAACTTTCCGCCCTTCACCCGTGCCCGCTTGCGCTTGGGCATCGGGCAAGCAGGCTCAGCAGGGGTCTCTTGGCGTTCGGGCTCCGCAGCAGGCTCCTGTTGCAGTTGCTCAGCATTCATGCCGTAACCAATCGGGAAATTCATAAGGCTCCAAAGCGGAAAGGGGCCCCGAAAGGCCCCGAGAAAAAACCAACTACCTAGAGGCTCAGTCGCTAGGAACCAGGGCCACCGTGTTGGTGCCAACCGGCACAGCCGCACCGTTGGTCACGGTGCCAGTCGCCGAGGCGCTGGTGATGTTGCTCTGCACCGAGGCGTAGCTGAACGTGGTAGAGGTCACCGCCGTGATAGCGAAGGTGCCGTTCACCAGCGGGTTCGAGCAACCCACGGTGACGATCTCTCCCACCAGCATGGTGTGAGCAGCCGACAGGGTGATGGTCGCCACGTTGGTGGTGAGCGCCACGTTGCTGATGCTCAGCGTGCCGGTGCCAGGGCGAAGCCGAACAGCAGCCACCCGCACATCACCGCTTACCGAACCGGCAACCCGGACGGCCTCGCGCACTTCCTTGCCGGTCACTCCCACCTCGTTGATCACGCCAGGGCTGGCGGTAACCACAGCGATGTTTGCGTAGGTGGAAGCAGAGCTAAGGGCAGCACCCTCAGCAACATGGGCAGCCTGCAGGATGTAGCCGCCAGCGGAATTGCTGGAGCCACCGGCAACGATGAACTTCAGGTCATCGTAGGCAGCCAGGTTGGTTTGAAGCAGACGGGCAGCACCAGTGCGGGTTTCAGCAGCGCGGCCACGGGCACCGGCTTTGACAGCACCGAGCAGGATGGTTTCAGCATCCAGTTGATAGCCCCGCCGAGGGGCAAGACCAGTAGAACGAGCCATGAATCAGTACCTCAGGGAATGAATTGATAAAGCGATGATCAGGCGGTCACCGCAGCATCGGTGATCCCGTAGGCGCGAGCGGCCGAACGACCGTTCATGATGGCCATACCGATCGACCAGTCGATCCGGGTGCGATCAACCGGGGCTTCGGCGATTTCACCAAACTCCCGAATGTCGATCCCGTAACCGTTGGCAGCAGGGCCTTGGATGCCGGTGGTCTGCAGATCACCAAACGCCACGCAGTAGATACTGGTGGTGCTGGAGGCTTCGGTGAAACCTTGGATCTGCACGTTCTGGGCGTTGGTGTCCGTTACCACGATGCGGGCATCGTTGTACATGGTCACCCGACGACCGAACGCATCCTGCTCGTAGGACATGAAGCCACCGATGGTGGTATTGCGGCTGGCAGACGAAAGGCGCCGACGCATCTTCTTGTTCATCAGCAGGATCTTGTTGTCGCCATCCACCGCGTCGATCAGCTCATCAAGAAGAGTGAGCGACAGGGCGCCTGTGTTTGCGTTGACAGCTTGGGAGCTGCCGACGTTGATGCGGGTCTTCAGGCCGTCAAAAGCACGGACATCAACCGACTCATCGCCGTTGATAACCTGCTCCTCAAAAGTTAGGCGCAGCGAGCGCACCTTCATTTGAATCTGCTCGGCCTTGGCTTGGGGCCCGTAGTTCTTGATGCGCTGAATGTCAACGTCGATGTCGCCACCGAAGAACTTCAGACGCTCATACTGCGGGTTGATGACGCCATAGGACTCGTCGTAGGTCTCGTTGTACCCACGGAAGCCAACAGCGGGAAGCTCGGCTTCCACGGCATAGTCCAGACCGCCCTGCACGTTGCGGAACGGCATGATGCTGATCAGCTCGCTTTCGGCAAGCTCACGAATAACGGCCACCCGTTGCGGATCGGTCTCCGTCTTGGCGGCCTCCAGAATGGTGAGTCCCATGAGTGGAAATCAGGTGAAGGTCGGGAGGGGGTGGCATCACGCCGGTTGATTCACTGCGAGGCATCACGCCCCGCTGATTGATTTGGAACCGGCTTTGGCATCACGCCGCTGCCGGTTCCTGCTGCCCGAACTTTCCCGAGCTTCTAAGCCGCTCCTCCGAAGGCATCGGAGAACAGCGAATTGAGTGGTTGCGACATCAGGTCCTTACCGGCAAACGCACGACCATCTCGGCCATTGCGGGCACCACCGCCGCTGCCCATGGAGGGCTCAAAGTGACGACCCCAGACCGGATCCGTCTGCAGCCGTTTGAGCCACTTGGTCGGCTCGTACCGCTTGCCGGTTTCGGAATCAATCTCGGGATTGCCTTTGGCATCAACGACCACCAGAGCGCCGTCTTCGATGGTGAAGTTGGCGCCAAACCGGACCCAGACCGGATCAAACGGTGTGGAATTGTCGATGGTGCTAGCCTCCATGCTGCCTTTGGCGAGGATGAAAGCCTTCTCAGTTAGCTGCCGCACAAGCTCCCGCTGGCGGGCCTCGCGCTCGGCTACCAGCTCGGTGGTTGCTTGCTGAAGCTGGGCGGAGTATTTGGACTCGATCTGCTCGCGCTCCAGACGAGCCTGCTGCTCGATCAGCTCCCGCCGGGTCTGCTCCTCCAGCGCCTTGGCTTCAGCCGCCCGCACCGCCTCGGGGTTGGTGGTGGACAGCTCCCGCAGTTGGGCCTCCAGGGCGCCCATGCGGCGTTCCTTCTCACGGTTAGCCTCACGCTCACGCTGTAGGGCATGTTTGACGCGGGAGAGGTCATCGCCTTCGCCTTCGCCTTCGCCATTGCCGGATGCGGTGGGCTCGGTGCCCCCAAGTCCTGCGCCACCGGCACCAGCACCGCCAGCACCGCCGCCACCTTCGCTGCCAGGCTCAGGGCTCTGGAGCACATCAAACCAACGTGTCTTCATTTGGCCGGGGCATCACGCCCGCGAGCAACTACGCCTGAGCTTTCCGGCTTAGCGTTTGCCCTGTGGCTTAGATTGCTGACGGCGTTGCTCCTCCCGCTCAGCGGCGGCCATGCGGTTTGCTAGCTGGCGGGTTTGCACCGTCTCTAGGAGGGTTTCGATGGAGGGGGGCTGGGGGGTGGTCATGGAAGGGTGATGCCAAGGGCGGCGAGTTGGTCGCGGCAGTAGGTGCCGCCGTGGTAGTCGTAGGCAACGATCATAAAAACCGGCTCAGTTCGGTTTTCTGCGTTTGGCCCTGGTTCCTGTACCTGTTCATCATCCAGCCCCGCAGCAAGCATTTCGGCTGTTACTGGCGCGGTAACACTTGCGCCGGGAATGATGCCAAAAACTCCTCTTTCCGTTGTGGGGGTGATTGCGGCTGATGGGTCGTCACGCTTGTAACCCAAGACTGGGATCTCGGTGTTTCCGCTGAATGCGGCGTAGGATGCTTTGGCTTGCTGCGGTGAATAATTTTGCATGAAATTATGAGCGTCAGGTTCACTAGCGCCTTCGGGAAGGATGCTTTCAAAAATAGCTGAAGAGGTTGTACCTGCAGGAATGCCTAAAGAGTCAGCGCCAATATTTTTGAAAGCACCACCCGCCTCAGTCAAGTAGCTAGTATTGGGAAATGGTCCGTTAGCCATCCAGTAATCTATTAGTCTTTGATCGAATATCGGAACAGGATGCG